GTAATTGCAGTTGCAGCGGCGGAAGTGGATGTGATATAGCCAGTAGCAACTTCTGCGGCTGTTGCGGTAGCTGTAGCGTTAATAGCGGCTGTAGTAGCGTGGGTGATTTTGCCAGTGCCAGCGACGTTGCCGGTGACGTTGCCGGTGACGTTGCCGGTGACGTTACCAGTCAGATTGCCGATAAAACCGTTTGTCGAGGTAACTGGACCAGAAAAAGTAGTCGAGGCCATGATAATTCCTTGTATATGCAGTACTTCGTTCCACTGTCTCTGCATCGTCCGCTGGGGCGGTCAGTGAAACTGGGGGTTCCCAGATACTGTATTTATACGCTTTATTTAGTTATGGTGCAAGAAGTTTGTTGGACTTTTTTAAATTATCTTCCTGTGTAATTACACGCAGGTTCCACGGCACATGAAGCCCGCAGACTTCGTCACTAATTAATGGCACTATGTGATCGACTACATAGCGCTCACCTGTAATCTTAGTTAACTGCTGAGCTTGTAGATAAAGATTTCGCATTTCAAGTTTTTGTTCTGCCGTAACCCAAATGGGTGTGGCTGCACGGTGCCTGCGCTTACGAACGCTTACTAACGCCTTATACAACTCTGGGTTTTGTTCTTTGTATTTAGTTTTGTATTGTCGAGCCTCACTAGCAGGGCGGGCAGATGCTCTAGCCTTAACCATGTCCTTATTTTTTTCGTAATAGCGACGTCCTGCTTTCTTGGCAGCTTCGGACTTTGGTAATTTTTTACGGCGTTCATTGTCGATTACCCAATCTTCTTTGACGCACTCAACGCAAGACCCTTTGGTTTTACGTAGGGCTATATGCCCACGACTACATGCTTCCCCTGTGAAGTAATGTGTTGCGCCAGCAGCTTTTGCCTCACTACGTGTTTTTGGGTGTTCCATATCGGCTCCTTGGTTACGATACGGGGAATTATAACTTAATAAAAACCCCACCGCAAGGGTGGGGTCGAATCAACCGTAGAGGCTTGATTTATAAGGCTTAGGCACCAGCGGAGCCGTACATTCCGAGAGGGTCACTCCAGCCGAAGCTATAGCGCTCACGAGATTTATAACGAACGTTCCCTGTATCGAAATCCCCGTCCATCGACTGCGACAAAGGAGTACGAACAAAGTGCTTCATGCCGTTAGGCACATCAGTCGTCAAGAACCAAGCATTGGTGTCGGTCAGGAAGTTGTTAACTGTATAACCTTCCGAAATCGAACCGTTGTTCTTGATTGCGTTGATGTCGTTGTCAGCCGTACCAACACGCAATTCTGTTTCGAGCAAACGAGTTGCAACGAACTGAAGTGCAGGAGGAATGACCAACTTCTTAGGCTTAGCAGCGATCAACAGACCACGTTCATCGGTCCAAGCAGCGATTTGAATAACTGCGTTTTCCAACGAAGTTTCGTTCAAGTCTGCAGGGGTTCCGGGAATGTTGCTGTTAACGCCACCGCCAACCAATGGGTGTGATGCACTAAACAGTGCAACTCCGTCACCGCCCGTGTAGGACGCTGAGAAGCCGTTGTTCAGAACAGCAGCAGCCTTGACTTGCTTGGTGTAAGCCATTGCGCGGGCGAGAGCCTTGGTATAACGAGCCGACAAAGAGTCGTACAGGTTATCTTCAATTGCTTCTTCCGTAAGGGAAAACCCTAGTGCGATGGTTTCATGGTTGTATCGAGCAGTCCAAGCTTCCTGAGCGTTGTCGTATGCAATTGCAGAACCTTCGTTCTTAACAGGTGCAGCCGAAAAGCCAGAGAGTTTGGTTTCTTCTTCGAACGAACGCTCAGAGGTCTCTGTTTCGTAGATCTCTTTGTGTTGCTCACCATAACGTGCGTACTCCAAACCGAACAATGCGTTCAGGCCGGGGAGCAGCTCTTTCAATAGTTGTGCGCGTGAAATAGCCATGATTTAGCTCCTTATACGCCGACGGCGGTTTCGTATGCATGCATACCGAAGTTGAACTTTACGATCACTTCAGGATACAGCGTGTTGCCGCCAGAAATATAAGCGGTGTCAGGCACAACATCAACGATGCGGATGGTCAGCGTAGCTGTATCAGCAGTCGAATCAAGAAGTGCAACTTGTGAGTTACCAGCATTAGTGATTGTGGTGTTGTTTACGATTGTTGCGTTATTGCCAACAGAAGTAAATTGAACGCCGGTCACAACTGTTGTGCCAGAAACGACAGCAACTTGGAACAGTGCATCTGGATCATCACAAACATAAGCTGTAATGTAGCCAGTTGTTACTGTTGTGCCACCAACAAAGTTTTGTTGGAACTGCAGTTGACCAGTGCTGGGATTGATAAACTCACAACCAAGAAACACGCCAGCGAAGCCGCCAGTGGGTTTAGTAGTTGTAGCAGCTGATCGCTCAACAGTACCGTCAGTTGCACGAACAAGTAGATCACCGTAACCAATCGAAGTTGCATACGCGCTAGCAATACGCATCTTACGAGTGGAACCGGCAAACACCTGACCACCAATCAGATTGATTGGCTTAAAGCCATAAGGCTTTTCAATAGTGGGGTAAGCCATGTTTAACTCCAAAAATTAAATTTAAGAACCTTTACCAAAGGTCGTTGCAGACTTACTCTCTTTAAAGAGCGGCATCCGCGCATCGCTTTGGCGCATTAAGTGATTGTCTACAGCATCCGTTTGAGCTTGCGTTTGTTTTGCGTAATGTTCGTTACGCTGTCCAACAAACTCTTCAGGAGTTTTGCAAAGCAATAACCCGCCAATCTCAACGTTGTCTTTAAAACGACTATTGGGATCGACTAGCAGTTGAAATCTTGGTTGCTCTTCTATCTTTACAGGCTCCCAGCCCTCTCTGAGTTTGGCAGAAAGATTGCGTGGGTCAGCTTGGTTAAGCATAGAAACGCGGATCCAACGATAAGCAAACCCAGCCTGTTTGTCTGGCTCAGGGAGCAATTCCGCCGGTGCCCACTGCTTAGGGCGCTGTTGGGTTGCACGGGTTTCTAACTCACGGGTAATTCGATTTTCAGCCATTATTGGGCCTCCAGTTTAAGTGCTTCACGGGCGTACTGCTCAGGGGTCAAACCAAGTTTTTTGGCAATCTGGACTTGACTAGCCTTTAGCTTCACCTTGTTGGGTGAGGTGCTTCGAGTAGCCGGTGCTACAACAGTACTGGATTTTGTACGGGGTGTTTCCACCTTCGTTTCTACTTCGGTGCCTTCAAACTGCTCTGGGAACCGCCTGCGAATTGTCTTGTCCAATGTCGCGTAATAATCATCTGACCCAACTGTGACGCCGTTGCGCTTAAGCTTTTCATGTAAGCCTAAAGCCGCAGCGGTCATCTCTTCATCTTGTCCAAACCATGTATTGCGCTCTTGCCACGCCATAGCACGTTGGTCAGGACGAGGAGCCGCCTGTTGTGATACTTGTTGCTGTTGTACTGTATTTTCTTCACGTTGTAAAGGTGTCGGTTTAAAAGAGTTTGCCTGACCCAATTTTAAGGTCGCCATGCTAAGCGCTTGTTGCGCGTCTACTACTCTATCTGAGTCACCGGAGTCATAGGCGTCTTTGAAAGCTTTTTTAGCCATCTCAACTTCCATCTCCGCTGCGCCTTTTAGAGTAGACATGTACTCTTGTTCGCCAGCCGTGTATTGCTCTTTTAGCCGCTTGTTTTCTTCCGTAACACGGCGAGCGTAGTTAATAGCCTCTTGTTGTTCACGGTAAGCAGCTTCTTTAGCACGACGCTCGTCATGCCAAACTTTTTTCATCTGCTTAAGGCGGAGCTTAACTTTGTCGGAATATTCTTCCAACTCGTCTTGTTCTAGCTCTTCAACTACTTCCTTTGGCATCGGCTCACGGCCTTTATCCTCCGGTGGGGTATCGTCCTCGATTTCAATCTCAAACTTATCTTCTACGCTGCCGCCTTCTTTGGCTGTGTTTTCGACTTCGTCGGGGAACTTAAATTCGTCTTTGTCCATGTTTAATCCTTATTTGCGCTTGATACCGCGTGGGTCATCTACGACGCCCTCGACCGTATCATCGTTAATCATGCGGAATTCACGCCCATGAATCACCAACCG